TTCTGCGAGGTCTCAACCGCAAAAGTAAAGCATTGCCTTTTCACAGGGCAACCATCGCAGAGGCGCTTGGCTAATACAGTAGCCAGGCGCTTCTTGGTATAGTCAGAAAACTCTTCGGGGAAGAACAGCTCAGGGAAGTCCTCACAGGGCGCACCGCCGGCAGTGTGTATGGCTTTCAGTAGCCCATACTGCTTCTGGTCAAAATGTCGGTGCTTGCTCATAAAGTAACCCTATAAGTCGAAAGGAACTAAATGCTTGACCTACACGCACCTGACAAATTCAATGAGGCAACCCTTCTAGGGGTATTTGAGTCGGGAACTAGCGCTTGGCATGAGGCCAGAGAGGACTCAATCGGAGGATCTGAGGTCTCAACCATTATGGGGCTCAATCCTTATGAGTCTGCCTATGCACTTTGGGCAAAGAAAACAGGCAAGATACCTAGCCTTGTAGTCGAGAACTGGGCAATTAGGTTTGGCAAAGCCTTCGAAGAGCCGATACTACAATTGTGGTCACAAGAGCACCCTGAGTATGAGGTGTTCACAACAGGCACTTATCAAGATGCCCTGCTGCCTTTCAGACACGCTAACCCCGATGCACTAGCAAGACACCGCGAGACAGGTGAGTGGATTGTTGTCGAGGTCAAGACCGCAAGGTCAACTTGGGACTCTGTGCCTGCTGGTTATGTCGCACAGGTTCAGCACTACATGGACATCTTGGGACTAAAGCAAGCAGCGATTGTGGCAGTTGCCGGCATGACTTGGTATGACACTTGGGTTGAGCGCGATGACTTTGAGATTGAGGCACAGCGCCAGAGGGTTGCTGAGTTCTACACAATGATGATGTCAGATCAGAGACCTGCTTGGGATGGGTCAGAGTCAACCTATGAGGCAGTCAGGTATCAGCACCCTGACATCGTAAATGAAGAGGTTGAGATTGAGGCGCTCTTTGAACTCTCTAACCTGCAAGCTGCCTACGACAAGGCAAACAACGAATTGCGCGAGGCTAAATCACAGGTGCTAAATGCGATGGGCAATGCCAAACACGCTTACATGGAGATTGAGGGCAAGAAAATTCGGGTAGCATCAAGACAAGCACGCAGAGATGGTGTGCCTTATCTAGTAGTTCACAAGAGGTAGAAATGTTAGTGATGTTAGGCGATGAAGTCACTCTGATAAAGGGTGAGACAACCATAACCGGCAAGGTCGCAGGTGTAGTCCTCGACGATGCCAGGGAACTAGAAAGACTCTACATTCATGGCATTGGCACTGCCTTTTGGATGTCGGACAAATGGCAGGTAGTAGAAGAAATGGAGTATGAAGAAGATGGCGAGATTTGACCTAGAGAACTACGCAACAGTTGGGGAGCGACTGGCTAAGTTTCATGAGGACTACCCCGATGGCCGGATTATCACTGAGTGGGTAAACACCTATGAAGAAACCGACAAGCCTAATTATGTTGTCAAGGCAACTGTTTACCTGTCTGCTGGTGATCAGGCTAATGGCCTAGCCAAAGCTACAGGTCACGCCGCAGAGCAGGAGGGCAACGGCGGTGCTTCTAACATTGCTCCCCTACCTAACTCAGAAACCAGCGCGATTGGTCGGGCTCTGATGGTGATGGGCTACTCGATGAACAAAGACCCAAAGACTTTGGCATCTAGGCAGGAAATGATGAAAGTCCAACCTGATTACATTGCTCAAGCTGATAGCCTTGACTCAGTAGAGGCACTTAGGACTCTCTACACAACAGCTAAGGCCAACAACGCACCACAAGAAGTCCTAGAGAGGCTGAAGGATCGTGCCAACCAACTTACAGCTAGTGAAGCTGAAGGAGCTGGAAGAAGCCTATCTAATAGCAAAGTTCAGGGGAAACGAAAGTGAAGCAGCCTTCTGGAATCAAGAAGTCATTAGCTTTTTACTAAGGTTGCTACATGATTCAGGAGATTCAACATCAACTAGCCGAACTGATAGCGGAGAACACTAAGGGTTCAAACGCTTTATTCGAGGCTGAGAGGGCTCTGGCAGAAGCCGAGTATGACCTCGACACCGCAGAGTCAAAAGCCTTTCTAAAGGCACAGGGAACTGTTGCCGATAGACAAGCCCTAGCAAAGCTAGAATCGGCTGAGGCGCGACTACAGCGCGATTTACGCAAGGCTGAGCTGTCTCGCATAAAGCAGAAGATTAGGTCTATTGAGACCGCTTCTATGGTGTTAGCGACACAAGCCAAGCTGATGTCTAGTGAGGCGAGGTTATGAATAGAACGCAGGTTCTCAAAAGGGTCAGAGAGGTTCATGATCATTGCCCTCATTGTGGCAATACTGAGACCCTGCAAATCCATCACCGCAAGAACAAGGGCATGGGTGGTCGAGGAAAGAACTCGCTAGATAGGTTTGACAACTTTCTCAGGGTGTGTGCTTGGCTGAACTATGCGATGGAATCAAATGCCGATGTCGCAGCAGAGGCAAGAGAGATGGGCTGGAAGCTAGGACAGTGGGATGGGTTTGAGAGCCCTTATTTTGACAAGACCGACATGAGGTGGTATTTATTGACACAGGATGGGCGTAAGATTCACACTCATAAACCGATGTATCTAATCTAAAGGGGACAAATGAAAGACGAACTAATTGCTAGGGATGCAAGGGGCAGGGCGCTAGAGAACTCAAGGTATCGAGTGCTGACACAGAAAGACCGCATTGATCTCACGCAAGAACTCAAGCAGCTTTACTTTCACGCAGGCAGAGCGAGTGCCGGCGCAAGGGACTATCTAGCAGTCGAGGCTTACAAGCGCTATCAAAAGCTAGAGCGCAGATGAAGATAGGGTCGCTGTTCTCAGGTTACGGCGGTCTCGACATCGCTGTATCGAATGTGACAGGCGCAGAGGTCGCTTGGCATTGTGAGTGGGAAGATGCACCATCGGCAATCCTTGAGAAGCACTTTCCAGGTGTGCCAAACTATCGCGATGTGACAAAGGTTGACTTCTCGCAAGTCGAACCTGTTGACATCCTGACAGGCGGCTTTCCCTGTCAAGACTTATCCCTTGCCGGCAAGAGGGCAGGAATGAAAGAAGGAACAAGAAGCGGATTATGGTCTGAATTCGCTAGGGCAATAGAAACGATCAGGCCAAGATTGGTGGTTATTGAAAATGTCAGAGGACTACTTAGCGCAACAGCCCATAGCGACATGGAACCCTGCGCGTGGTGTGTGGGAGACGAGTCAAGTGAACCTGCTTTGCGGGCACTCGGCGCTGTGGCAGGAGACTTGGCCGACATCGGGTATGACTGTAAATGGACAGGTGTTCGCGCTGCCGATGCAGGAGCGCCACACAACCGCTTCAGAGTATTCGTCATTGCCTACCCCAGCAGCAAGTGAGCCTGGCTTTACCTTTCAACCTGTTGACAAAGACGGCAACCCGACAAACGACCCTAATGTTCGCTGGTATCACCCAGAGACAGGTCGCTTAGTTCAAAAAGGTGTCAAGCAAGCACTCGACGAGGGATTGCTAAGAACACCATCGGTCACTGATTCTACCGGCGGAGCCATAAGCGAAAAGCAGGCTCGTGAGCGTAATCGCATGGTCAAGATTGCAGACCAAGCGGCTGAGTTGGCTTTTCTAAATGGTAATAAAGTCAGTAAATCCATAACCAACAGTCTGCTACCAAATCCAAACACAATGGATCACCTGCCTGCCAGACATCCAGACAAGATTGACAAGTCCAAAGGCGGTCATGCCAATGTCCGAGAAACAGTTGTCAATGAGTTGATGGCATCTCCAAGAGCAACTGACTACAAAGGTGGTGGGGCAAATGAGGCAACTGCTTATGGGTGGGAAGAGCGTGGGTGGTCAGGGCCCAATCTAGCTGAGGATGTGGCAAGGCTTTATGTTGAAGCTAAATTGCCCACCCCTACTAGCAGAGACTACAAAGACGGACAAGCAGAGCATCGTCGAGATGGCGAGGTGCAAACCGACACAGTAGCTAGGGCGGTCTTTAGTAGCGGTGAGATTCTACTTCCCACAACACGCACCTCAATGAAGAACGGAGCAACAGCAAAGGAATTGGCTGCTGGCAATCCAAAACATCGGCTAGAAGCTGTAACCAATTGGGGCAAGTTTGAACCTGCAATCAAGCAATGGGAGCAGGTCATAGAAAGAAAAGCACCGGCTCCTACCAAGCCAGATGGCAAAGACGGCGCTCACAGACTATCCTCACGCTTTACAGAGTGGATGATGGGGTTGCCTGATGGCTGGATTACAGATGTCGGGCTAACTCGCAATGAAGAACTCAAAGCCTGTGGCAATGGGGTAGTCCCTCAACAGGCAGAGCTCGCTCTTCGAGTGTTGCTTGAAGGGGTAGAATTGAAAGAGGACAGGCCGCGATGAACGACCTGCCCTCGAAACCGATAAAGCGAGTATCGGCTTTTCCATTCTAAGGGAAGCCGAGGAATGGAGAAACATGGACGAGTGTCTATACCGATTTTTTGACAAAAATGACAACCTGCTTTATGTGGGTATTAGCTCCAATTGGAAGCAGCGCCTCAGTCAGCACTACAAAGAATCTGATTTTCATTATGAGGCAACAAAAATAACTCTTGAGCATTTCAACACGCGTGAGGAAGTTGAAGAAGCTGAAAAGCTGGCAATACTAGTTGAAAAGCCCAAATACAACAAGGCTCATAATCCTAATTACGAAAGTCCAACAAATCACATTCAAAAAATTAGGTATTGGGTTTATAGCAACCTAGAATCAGATTCTAAACACAAGGCTTTAGTAGAAGAGCTTAGGCGCTTATTTATTGCCGATCCTTTATGGACAAGTAAAAGCACGGGCCCAATTGCTTACTACCTTCTTGAATACTTGCCCGAATGGGATAAGTCCCTTGACATGGATTGTGATGTCTGTGTTTCGATTTATCATTCAGAACAAATAGCCGGATGGGCAGAGCCGATGAGAAAGAAACAAAATGCCGCTGATTAGAGGACACCACTCATTTGACGATCACTTTACGCAAATTCCAAATGCTTGGTTACGAGATACTCGACTTACACTCAAAGCCATTGGTTTGCTGGCTCAAATTATGAGTCACACGCCTGGTTGGAACATGAGCATTAGGGCATTAGCCAGAGCTAACGGAACTGGCATAGACACGATCAAAACAGCAATTCTTGAGTTAGAGAAGCACGGGTATCTGTTGAGGTCTGAAAAGCAAAAGCAGAATGATGACGGGACTTTTGCAGATTATGAGTTCACAACGCAAGACCCGTTCCAAAACCCCGTCACGGGTAAATCCCGACACGGGGAAACTGCACACAAAGAAGAACAGATTATTAAAGAAGAACAAGTTACTAAGAATAAACAAGAGAATACGATTGAGTCTTTGTTCGATGAATTTTGGGTCAGCTACCCTCGGAAGCTCGACAAAGCCAAAGCCTTCAGAGCATTCAAGTCAGCCCTCAAGAGAGCAAAGTTTGAGGACATCCTTGCCGGCGTGATTGCCTATCGCAATGACCCTAAGCGAGATCCTGACTTCACCAAATACCCTGCCACCTGGCTAAACAGCGATGCTTGGGAAAACGCTGCCACCTTGCCTGAGGTCAAGGCAGACATAGAACGGCGCAGGGAAAAAGCACTAGCCGATTCACAGGCCTTTCTGAAAGAGCAAGAAGAGTTAGCGAAAAAGGCAGCACCTCCATCACCTGAACTGAGAAAAAAGCTAGGCTTATGAGGTGCAAAAACAATGTCTCCGGTGTGGCCTAGTCTGGGAAGTGAACTCGTCACGCAAACACCCCGATTACTGTCAGGGATGCAGGGCGAGGAAACAAACCAAAATAGGAGATTGTCTTGTGTGGCAGGGAAACTACGCAGAGGACATGATCACACCGATAACAGAAGAGGGCAAGCCAGTAGTAACCGGCAAACCCAAATGCGGTCATTACGACTGCGTGAACCGCGACCACAGAGAGGAATCAAATGAAGGTCAAAGGAACAGTTGAAGTAGCACGCATCATTGAGGGCTACGGATTCAAAGGAACATACAAGCGCGATGTCAAAGGCGAAACCTACACAACCTGGGTAACAGTCTGGACTCAGGACAAGGTAACCGAAGGCGAGATGCTAGAGGTCACAGGCGATCTGTCAGTGAAGCTAGAGTCATTCACAGGCCGCGACAACCAGCCTAAGCAGACCGCAGCCATTCACATCAACGATGCAGTGCTCAAGAGGGAAGAAGCGCCATTCTAACCTTTAGAGTTTTCGGCATACCCAAGCCACAGGGCTCCAAGCGAGTGTTCAATGGCAGGGTAGTTGAAGCAGCCGGACAGGGATTGAAAATCTGGCGAAAGCAAATTGAAGAGAGTTGCTTATCCCTAGTTAGCGAAGAACATTCTCTCTTCTTAGACTCGGTGTCGGTTGAGGTGGACTTCTATCTGCCTCGACCTTCATCGGTCAAACCTACAAAGCGACCCCAGCCCATAGTCCCACCCGACCTCGACAAGCTCCTTAGGGGATTGCTCGACGGCATTGGGCAGAGTCAGGTCATTTGGCAGGATGACTCCCAAGTGTGCGAGATCCTTGCCAGAAAACACTACGCAGATGACCAAGAACCAGGGGCTTTAGTTGTTATCAAAGCGTTATCAAACAATGCTCAACTTGAGGGCCTAACTCAGTAGCCTAAAGACAGGTCAAAAGAAAGGACACCTAATGACCCACACAGAAACAGCTAAGTTAGCACTCCTGCTCTTCGGCATTGTCTTTGGAGGACACTTGCTCGTTGATCTACTATTCGCAGGAGCCTTCTAATGCACGAAACATCAATTAGAGGTGGCGTTGACTCACTACTCGACCACCTAGAGATGCACAACTTCAATCAAGGCTTTGAGGCTTGCATCAACGCAATAGACGAACTATCAAATCAAAAGCACAATGACGGAGACCACATGGCAGCAGAAGTGTTGCGGTGGACTGTCAGGGAACTGAAAGGGGAAAACATTGAACTGGATGGATAGGGCTTACTTCAAGCTAAAGGAACTGTTTACACCGGATGCTCATGAGACTGCCTATCAGCAGGGTTACGCGATGGGCAAGACAGTTATGAAGGCTGCGATACTCGCAGAGCTTCGACAAGATGACCTGCACCAGTGGTCAGACCAAAGACTCAAGCTTGGCTATGAGGTAGCTCTTGGCAGGATCAAAGAGGTCAAGAGATGATGAAAATAACAGTCTGGGAGTTGCCTAACTGTGTGCAATGCAATCAGACCAAGCGTGAGTTTGACAAGCTAGGCATCAAATACACAACAAGACAGCTCAATCGCTCACCTAAAGCTGTAGAGCGTTTCAAGGACATGGGGCTCATTGCAGCACCGATAGTCGAGACTGATGACCGGCGCTGGTCGGGATTCCGACTAAACCGCATCCGAGGCCTCGCAGAGCACCTTAAGCATGAGCGAGATCTAGGTATCAATGTCCCACTAGAGCCAATGCGCCAGGTGGCAGATGAGGTGACAGATGAGTGATCTAAACGACATCATTGCTCGCAACGGCGTTCACGCTTTCAACAGCGGCGTTGAGCATGGACAGGTGCAGGGCCACAATCAGCTTTATCGCTCTCTGATGGAGGGTATCGAGAAGCTGAAGGCTGAAGGCACAATGGCAGTTAGCGTTGACTACATGACAAAGTTCATCAATCACGGAGGTTACTTTGAAGAGGAGGACTAGCCTAAGGATGGTCGCTGACTTCAAGCAGGCATCGGGGCTCTTGCGTGATGACAACCTCATCTGGTCAGAGGACTTTGAGGCTATACGCAAACCACTAGCTGCCCTGATTGACTTAGAGGCCGCAACCTATCGCTTCAACCCATTCTTGGTGCAGATTTGCCAACAACTAATTGCTGAAGAGAACGACATAACCATAGGAGACTGATGCTAGAAGGAATGAAGCCACCGGTAAAGGAAACCGCTTTCTGCAAAGTGCAGTTCACAGCGGAGCAACTCTCAGAAGCAGACCGCGAGATCCTGCT